TTATTCAAATACGTTAGGGCAAAATTTTTCAAATATTGCTTTGTTTTCTTCATTTGCAATATAGAAATCTTTTAACACATCTACCCAAACGTTTTGACCTTCAAAATTACTTTTGTATTCCATGATTAAGATAATAATGTTGTTACAATAGCTTGTGAAATTTTTGGAGGGTTACTTACTTCCCTACCGCTAAAAGTCAAAGTTACACCGTTGAAATCGTCAAACTTAGTTCCAGAAGTACGATCAAATGAAAATTTACAACCGTTATCAACTCCTAACACTTCCAAAGTGCCATCGTTCATTTTAGCAATTACACAAATACGATCTCTCGTCAGTTTGTCTAATTTATCCACTAAAGTATCTGTAACACCACTAACTTTAATGTTTCCTGTTATCTCATAAGCATTTGAAGCGTTCTCACGTGATCCAATAGCTTTAATTGAGAAATCAGACATTTCAGAATCTATTTCGATTGTATAAAACAATTTAGCACCTACATTCGCCATTGCTGTTATAGCACCACCTGTACGTGAATAGGTATAGTTTAACGCCCCTGTTGTTGCATCTTTTAACGACCCTATATACCATGTAGCAACACCACCTGTTAAATCACAGTTATATCTTGAAAATCCAGCACTTAATTCACACATTTTTATAATATTTAAAAAAGGGAGTTTTTACGCCCCCTTAATGGTTAATAATTACGCTCTTTTAACTCTTACAAAATATTGAGGGAATACATATTGTACACCTAATCTGAAAGAAGAGTCTACTTTCAATTTCTCATTGTAAGCATCGTATTTAATATCAAAGTTCTCATCTTCACGTGCATCAACACCTAAAAACACCAATGAAGTAGGGATTGCAAAGATTTCGTTTTGACCGTCCAAAGCAGGCACAGTGATAACCTCAACGTTAGTTTGTGGTAAAATGAAACGAATAGAACCACCTTCTGAAGTGTATTGAATACGATCGTAAGCGTTTGCTGTATTCCATTCAGAAACGATTGCTAAAGCCTCAGTACGTCCTGTGTATAAAGCAACTTCCATTTGGTTGTCGAAAATCTCAGCAGGAATCTTAGTGAAAACCTCGTATGCAGCTGAATAAGCATTTGAAGTTGTCAAAGTAGCAAATGTAGTAGTAGTTTTCAATACCGCTGTATCTGCTTTCAAAGTCTTAACTAACCCGTCAAAGTGTACTAACTCAGTATCCAAAGAAGTAGTATCACCTAACCAAACTAAACGCTCAGCTTTTTTCTGTAACATTTTAGTTAAGTAAGCCATAAGGATAGTTTCCAAAGGTGCAGGTAATTGTCCCTCTTGGTTTTTCATTCCCAAAGCATTCAACACTTGAGTCATTTTTGTGTTCAAAGTTTCGTTACAAAACTCAACACCCATGTATAAAGGCTTAGTTGTTAAAACTTTCTCAGTGAAAACTACTGAACCATCTGGAGAAGGAGTACAAGCTGCTTTTGCCTGTAACGCTACAGATGAAGATAATAAAGCGATTTCACGTGAACCTTTAACACCCTCCTCTAACATTAATTTCTCTAAGAAACGAGAAGTTGCTACTAAATCAGGCGTAATGTTTGGTAAAGTGTTATCTTTCCATGCTGCTAATCCAGATACATCATATCCGAATTTTTCTTTAAGTGTTCTTTTAATTGACATTTTGATTTTTATTTTTTAGTTAATATTTCTTTTACTGTAAGCTCCTTAGACAATTCTACTTTTTTTCTTTCGTCTTTGAACTTGCTTTCTTTTACTTCCAACAATTCAGCAAATTTTGTTTCAAGTGCTGTAATTCTTGAATCTGTATCTGTAATCACTTGTTGAATGATGGCATCAAATTCTTGTTTTGACATCATTTCATTAACAGGCTCCTCCTCAGACATAGGTTCCTCTTCTACGTTAACCGCCTCTAGTTTTACTAGAACACCGTTCACGTCAATAGATACCACCCAAAGTTGATCTTCATATTCAACTTGATACTCACCTTCAGGCGCAGGAATTTGATTGCCTTCTTCATCTAATACGAAAAGTGGTGTACCCTCAGCAAGTTCACCATCGTATTGAAGTACAATTCCATCAATAGTTTTAACCTCCGAAAAAACTACTTTGTTTTCTTCTTTTTTGAAGAAATCGAAAATTGATTTACTCATATTTGTTTTAATTTAATTTCCTTTTGATCAAAATACCCTTCTACAGAATACCCACTAAACTCACCCTTTTTAATCTTATTCCACACAGTAGGGTTATCAATTTTATAAGATGCTATCCACGTCCCATTTTGTAAGTTCATTGCTTTAAATTGGCTAGGAATATGATTAGGGTTTGAAACGATATACGAAGAAATCATATTAACCCCATCTAGTTTTAAATCGGGGTTGTGTTCTTCGTTTACGTTGTTGTGGAATCCGTTTGTGTGGAATTTCGTTCTTATTGCTTTTATTGTTTCACCTTTGAATAGTACGAATCGATCAGGATTACTTCGGTATATCGGAGTATTAGCACTCATCATTACACCCGTAACTATTCTTTTTTCTTCATTAAAGAAATACTGAATCTTAGTTTCTTTGTTGAATGCGAAGTAAGGTTTTCCGTGTGCAGGTCTCAATACAAAGGCGTTAAAATCTACACCTGTATTTTCACTATCATCGATAACCAATTCGTAAAAAGGTAACATAAAAAGAACGTTTTTGTAAATATAATAATATTATGTTAAATAGTACTTATTGCATTAACTTTTTTTGTCTTATCCTGCATTTTCGTAATATCTGAATCCACTACTACAACTTTGTAGGTCGATTGAGCTTGTATTCCTTGCGTTGTGCCTTGTTGAGTAGTACCTTGTGCATTATCTGTGGGTCTATTAGCACTAGGCGGTTGTACACTTGGTAAAGGTGCATTTAATAACTTCTTTGCTGTACTCATGGATTTAGTTACCGTTGCGATTCCACTTGCAATATAACCACCAATTAAGAACGGTGCAGCTGGTCCTCCTGCGGCTGCGGCTGCTGTTGCTCCTGCGATAACAGATGAAATTGATTTGGCGGTGTCAATCGTTAACTGAGTAATAGCAAAAGCCTTTTGAATTGCTGAACCTTGTTTTGCTGAGTTTGCAAGTTCACCAAACATATTCGAAGTTTGTTCTACAAGACTCATTTTAGCATTTTTCAATTCCTCATCTAATTGTTTTTGCCTATCCGTACTTTCCTTTGCAATATTCAATAAATTAGCTTCATGTTGTGCTTTTAACAATTCTCTTTCACCGTTAGTTAATTCATTATTTGCCATTTGTTGTGCAAAGTCTAAATTTTCTAACTCAATCCTTTTTTGTTGTTTAAGGTTAAAATCTTCTTCTGCTCTAATAATTTCAGCTTCTAGTAATGCTTTTGCGTCGTTGTTAGCTTTCTCTATTTCTGCTTTTGCCTTTTCATCTTTTGCTTTCTTTTGTTCTTCTTCTAATGCTTTACGTTCGTTTTCTTGTTGAATTAATAATTGGTTTTCAAGTTCTGCAAATTCTTTTTTCTTACCGTATTGCTTTTGCATTTCTTCTAATTCACGATCGTGTTTTAACTTTAAAGACATAATATCCCTAGCGTTTGCGTCGTCAATATTAGCAACTGTTAAATCTTCAATTTTTCTTTGTAGTGCAAGTCGTTCTTGTGCCTCCTGTTCTGCTAGTTGTTTGTTTTTGTCTTTACGTTCTTTTGCTTTCCTTGACGCTTCTTCATTTGCTTTTTCAGTTTCTTCTTTTGTTTTACGGTTGTATTCAGCATCTAACACTTGTAAGTCAGTTAACAATTGTCTTTTCTTGTTTCGTTCTTCTAAATTCAAACTACCTTTATAACCTAAAGCAAATGCTAATTCATTAAGTTGTGCCTTAATCAAAGACCTTTCAGCCTCATAAACTTCCTTGTCTGAAGCCCCTTTTGCTTTCATTACACGAATATTATTCTCTAATTGAGTAGTACCGTCTTTACGTTCTGCTCTTAATTTAGTTAATAAATCTAATTCAGCCTGTAATTGGTCTTTATACGCCTGTTGTCTTTCCTTTAGTTTCTTTACTTTCTCTGCTGTTTCATCTGTAGTTTTACCAAAGAACCCCATAGCGTCTGCAGCTAATCCTAACAATACAACAACCGCTCCAATTCCTGTAGCTGCTAAAGCAATTCTGAATGCTTTCATAGCCCCTGTTGAAGCACCTACAACAAATGTATATACCTTTTGTAGGGTTGTCATTGTGCCAGTCGCTTGCGCATTTGTTAATTCTGCAGCTGTTAACGAAGTAAAAGCACCTACTAACTTTGTTTTAATCGAAGTAGCGAAGTCTAAAGCATCATTTTTCAACTCTTTCATAGCACTAATCCCTTGTGTTAAAGCAATAGCACCTTGTACTTTTAACATTTGCTTTTCAATCTCTTCAGATTGTTGACCGAATAAGGCTTGCGCTCCTGTTACTGCTGAGAAAGCACCTGCAATTCCCTCCGCTGTACGTTGGAATTTACCCCCAAACTTCTCAGGGTCTGCGTCGTTGATAGCATCGGCAACACCTCTCATTTGTTCTTTGATTCGTCCAGCCCTAGCAGCTACTTGTTCAAATTCTTTACTAGCAGGGTCTAAATTCTGTAATTGAACTGTAAGTTGTTTTAATTCTTGCCGTAAGCCAACGAATGATTTTTTCGTGTGGTCGGTTGTGTCATTTAAAGAATTACCCACTGCTTTCATTTCAGTCTTTAAAGCTTTTGCTTTTTCGGCAAGTTCACCAAACTCTTTTGAGTTAGGATTTAGTGCTTTAAGTTCGTTAGTTACTTTCTTGAATTCCTCTTGTAACTCAGCAAGTGAACGACCGCTTAATTCAACTTTTTTCTTTACGTTGTCAAATGCATCCCCTACATTATTTACATTTTGAGCTGAGTCACCAGTGTCAACACCTACTTTAAATATTATTTCTTCTTGTGCCATTATACCGGTATTTTTACAACGTTAAAGTTAAAATCTGTTACTCTCACATCCGCAGAACCTGTGTTTCTTACAAACAATTCTACATAGTCATTTGCAACCATTTCTAATACAGCTTGAGTACTTCCACCATGTTCAACGTTTGATGTAGCTGTTCTAATTATACCCTCACTTTCTGCTATTACAGTTCCGTTTTTTGCCACTCCAATTGATATAGATTGATTTGAAGTTGCACTCCTTACAGTTGCATTAATCGTGACTAAAAAAGAGTTTGTAAAAGCTCCGTTGTACGTTAGTCTATTAGTTGTATGTGTAAACTTCGAGTTTGTTCCGCTTGTAGTCGTTCCGCTTGCTTTTACCCAAACATTCACGTTTGCAGTTCCTATTGGTGTATCTGTAGTATTATTTAACATATACATGAAACCTTTTGTAGATGTGTTAGTAATACCAACGCAGTTAACGAATAAAGATTTATTATCTGTATGTGTTACACCAGCTAAATAAGTACCACCACCAGAGAAATTAACAGTATCTAAAATGTAACGTTCACTCGATACAGTTGCACTTGCATTTAGGTTTATTCCTGTTTCACCAGATAAGACAACGAAAGACGAATAAATAATTCTTATTCTTCTTGTTACATTCAACGTACTTGGAAAAATTAATGCAGTCGAACCGCTTGTACAATCAAATAAACAGTTACTCGTTGCTATCGTTCCAATAGTTCCGTCAAATGTTAGGTTGCCACTATTTAAAAAAGCTGAATCACTCATTACAAAGTTTGTGTAATCTTTGATAGTTCCTACAGTTGCGCAATCTGTAAAATTAACTCCAAACCAATCTAGTGCTGTTGTCGTTGCATCACCATCCAAATTTAATGCAGTACCATGAGTAATCGTTATATTTCTCATAGGCAAAGAATAAACCGAAGTTATCAAAGCCGTAGATGAACTTAAACCAGTACTTTTTAAAATACAATTCTCTGAACTCGCTCCTAATATTGTTGTGTTTTGACCTGCTACAATCCTATCACCTGTTAAGTCAACTAATCCTGTTATGTAATAGGTAACATCGTTTGCTAACGTTATTACACCTGCTACAGCTTCAGGAAAATCTACTTTTGTACCTACAAAAACAAATTCATCCCCTGTCCCACTCGATGCTTGTAAACTTAAAATACCAGCATTTGAACGTTGGTACAATATACCTGTGTTCGTGTTTTGGTAAAACTCACCAATATAAATATCAGTTGCTAACCAACTACCATCTCTATGGTCGTTAGACGTTGGAATAGTAGGCACTCCAGCCCCTTTCTTAATTATTATTCTCCTTGTTTCATCACTCATTTATCAAAATTTTAGAATTTTTACTTATACCATTTACACCTCCTAACATTTTATAAACGTCCTCGTCAGCATTATTTTCACCACCTCTTAAGATATCCGCTTGAATAGATTGTAGGTTCATTCTTTCAATAGTTACGTAGCTTGTTGTGTATTCTTTACGTACCTTAAAAATCAAAGCCGTTGAACTTTTATCTAGTAGTAATACATTGCCAGTGTCTAAATCTACAACATTAATATCAACGCCGTCCACTTCAGTAGAACTCCAGGCTATATTTGACATAGTTACACCAGAATCAAACAAAGCCACTAATTCATCTATACTAGGTAAATACCAATCTGTTTTACCTCCATCGGTTGCGTTGTCGCATATACTCGCTGCATACGTTCCAGAACCTTGTGCCTCAATAATTAATTGCGTGTTGAATTCACCTGTTGTGGTATCGGTTGCATTTATTTCTATATAACTTCCATTATACCAAACATCTGTAACGCTAACGTCCCAATATTGTAAAATATAATCATCGTATTGCTTTACATTAACGATTGCCATTATCCTAAAAATTTAATTAGTTCAACTTCGGTAGTTCCATAAGCGTCTGAATCAAAATCCTTAATAGTGTTTAATCGGTAAAGTACACCGTCAATCATTTTTAGTTTAGCAAAATCCAATTCGTTAATATCTTTGTAGGTTAACTTGAGGTATAAAGTTACTAATTTAGAATCAATAGACGTTATTTCGTTTAGGAATTTCTTGTGATACACTTCAAATGTGTTTAAGTTAGGTACTACATAGATACTATCAAAAGCAAATTGTCTAG